GATTAAAACAAGAATTACAGTCCATGTTAGAGTTTGAGAAATGTGAAGAACTCTATGTTACGCTCAAATTATGATTATTCAAATAATTGGCTTGCCAGGATCGGGCAAAACCGCTCTTGCTACCGCTCTTGCTGACCGCATAAACGCAATTCATTTTAATGCAGATGAAGTGAGGGCTGATTTAAGTTCAGATTTAGGTTTTGCGCCTGAAGATAGAATTGAACAAGCAAGGCGTTTAGGCGCGCTTGCTCGCTTAACAAGCAAACAAGGCTACATAACTATTGTTGATTTTATTTGTCCAACTAAAGAAACCCGCGCCGCATTTGGAAAACCTGATGTGCTTGTTTGGGTGAACCGTATTGAAGTTGGGCGTTTTGAAGATACTAATAAAATGTGGGAAAACCCAACGGATACTGATGTAGTAATTCTTGATGGTTCAACCATTGAAGAAGAAGTTGATGATGTTATCAGAATTGCTGGATTACATGATTGGAGCAAACCTACAACTTTAATGTTAGGCCGTTATCAACCCTGGCATGAAGGCCATCATGCTCTTTATGCTGAGGCTGGCAAAAGGACAAATCAAGTTCTTTTGGGTGTTCGCAACACATACAAAACTAGCGAAAAAGATCCGCTAAATTTTAATGAAGTAAAACATTACATTGAACAAGATCCCGCTATGGTTGATGCGCTTGTTCTTAAATTGCCAAACATTACAAACATTGTGTACGGTAGAGATGTTGGATACAAAATTGAACAAGTAAAATTGGGTGATGAAATTGAGGCAATTTCGGCTACTCAAAAACGCAAAGAAATGGGTATTTGATGAAGAAATACATACTTGCTGTTATTGCATCTGTTGTAATTGCTTTAATTATGGTTTATTTTGTTGATAAAAAATGGGGAGAATAAGTGAAAGTAACTAAAACTCGCTCATTTGTTAAATCGCTCAGTTATAGAGTATGGGGAACGGTATCCTCCTGGGTTGTTGTTTATGTAATCACAGGTAAAGGTTCTTTAGCAACGCTTGTATCGTTTTGGGAAACCGTAGTAAAAGTGTTTATTTATTATTTCCACGAAAGAGCCTGGAACATAGTTCAATGGGGTCGGCGCAGGTAAGATGACCCTATGGCTACTACCTACCGTTACCTTTTTGTTGATTTATTAAGCAACACTATTATTGGAGAACTGCCTTTAACTGGCGTTTCTTTTACTCAGCAACTCAATCAGCCTGGCACTTTTCAAGGTCACCTTCTTTTATCGGGTATCAATGCCGACAAATACAATGTTGAACTTTCAACTATTCCTGCCTATTGCGGGCTGTATGTAGATCGTGATGGCATTTTGGTATGGGGCGGAGTCATTTGGGGGCGCTCATACAACAGCACATCACAGACGCTTACCTTTAGCGCTCAAGAATGGATTTCATACTTTGATCACAGGCGCATAACGCAAGATGTGCAATTTACGGCAATTGATCAATTAGTCATTGCTAAAACTCTTATTCAAGATGCACAAAATGCTACATACGGTGACATTGGAGTTTTGTATAACTCTCAAGGACAAACAACATCAGGTGTATTAATTACACAGACTTATTACAATTATGAACTCAAAAGCGTTTACCAGGCTATTCAAGATTTAAGCCGTCAGGGAGATGGTTTTGATTTCAAAATTGATGTGGCTTATGACATTAATGGCCAACCTCAAAAATACTTTAATACTTACTATCCCCGTAGCGGTTTGGCCTACTCATTTGGCGATCCTAATAACCCAGTATTTACATTTCCTGCGGGCAACATGGTTGAGTATGAATACCCTGAAGATGGTTCTGCCGTAGCCAATACGGTTTATGCGCTAGGTGCTGGATCTAATGAAGGCAAGTTAATTGCTACAGGTCAAGACTTAACAAAATTAACGCAAGGTTGGGCGTTACTTGAAACCACGCATAACTATGTTGAAATTACAGATGTTACATTTTTGCAACAACTAGCAGATGCTCAAGCACTTGCTACCTCTTATCCGCCAGTAGTTCTTAAAGTTGTAGTTCCTGCTTATGTAGATCCTGTTTTTGGCACTTATGAAGTAGGAGATGATGCTCGCATAATTATTACAGATAGCCGTTTTCCTAATACGCTAGATCAGATTTACCGCATTATTGGTTTGACTGTTCAGCCAGGTGAAGATGGCCCTGAGCGCGTAACCTTAACTCTTGCACAAGGAGCAGGAGAAGCATAATGCCATACCTTAATCAACCTATTGATTTGCATAGAATGTTTGCGGACATTAATAATCGGTTAAATAAATTAGAAACCGCGGTGCGCTTTACATTTCCTAATGTTTCTGTTGATCCAACTTATCCGCGCATTGGTGATGCGTGGCTCAATACCACTACCAATCAAGCCAAAATTGTTGATGCCAACGGAACAATTCGCGTACTTACTTGGACATAATTAGATAAACTTTTGCCGTGAAAATGTCATTAGATACCTCATTGGCCATTGCCCAACTTATAGCAATCTGCGTTGGCTTGCCTTTAGGCGGCTTTAAGATTTGGCGCAAACTTGATTTACGATTGACGGATCAAGACAAGCGCCTAGCCCGCATTGAATACCAAGTGTATGAAAATGGCGGGGCTTCAATGAAAGATCAGATTAACTCTTTAGTTGCAAACCAAGCCGACATTAAAACAGATGTGGCTGTATTAAAAGCACAAATGGAGGCAACAACATGATCCAAAAAGTATTAGAACTATGCAAAGCATCATTGGGCTATACAGAAGACCCTAACAATGACACGACATTTGGCAAATGGTTTGGACTTAACAATCAACCCTGGTGCGCCATGTCTGCCTCAAAAATGTACTTTGATGCTGGCATGATTGGAACAGTAGCCAATACAAATAAAGGTTTTGCCTCTTGTGATGCGTGGTTAAAGTACCTGACAAAGAACAATCAACTTGTACCTATCGGACAGGCTCAAGCAGGAGATCTTGTGTTTTTTCAGTTTGATGAAGATGCACAACCCGATCATGTGGGCATTGTAAAAGGCCATAACAAGGTGCTTAAAGTGCTGTATGTTTATGAGGGAAATACCTCTAGTGGTAAGGCAGGAAGCCAGTCAAACGGTGATGGTTATTACCTCAAGAAGCGTGACTATAAAACAATCATGGCGGTAGCCCGCCCAAAGGAGTAAAGATGAACAAAAAGCAAACAGATGTTTTGAAATCGGCCCTACGCCATTTTGCAATTACGGCTCTTGCACTTTATAGCGCAGGGGTTACAGATCTTACAGCCCTAGCATTTGCTACAGCGGCGGCCATTGTTGGCCCTGCAATCCGCGGCATTGATAAAAGCGATCCTGCGTTTGGTTTAGTGGCAGATGTAGTAACCGCTGAGATTGATAAATTAGCCAAAACCAGTAAAAAGAAAACGAAGTAAGTAACTAGCCCCGCTAACGCGGGGCTTTTTACTTTGCGGTACGCTTTACTTAAGGAGGCAAGTATGGCATTAGAAAACGCGTTGCAAGAAATCATTAGCAAACGAAACATCAGGCGAGTAGGTGGCGTTTGTACCTATCAAGAAATGTACGACAATCTAACGACAACAGACAAAAAAACATTAGATGAAGCCTGGGCTAAAGGTTATCCCGTCAGTTTAATTGTGCAGGCATTGCGAGCAGATGGCCATAAATGCAGTGCAGACACAATCAGACTTCACAGAAGTGGAACATGCAGGTGTCCAAAAGAGTAGAAGAAGTCCTTGATGATCGCGAACTTGAATACGGTAGCGCTCGCAAGAACTTCACAGCCATAGGCCGCATGTGGGGTGCGCTTTTAGGTATTGAGGACATTGAGCCTGAGATTGTTGCATTAATGTTTGATGCGGCTAAGTCGGTGCGCATTGTTGCTAATCCAACGCATGAAGATAGTTGGATAGACAAAGAAGGCTATACACATCACGGCAAAGAGATTGTGTTTTCACATGAGCCTTGAAAAAAGATTACAGGATTTGCCTGATGGCATTGAGTCGCAAGATGTAAAAGAACTACGCCAAGTTATTTTGCGATTGCAAAAGCAACTCAAACAATCAAAAGAACGCAGTGAAGATTTAGTAGAAGCAACTTATCGCGGCGCTTATGATGCAATGATTTCTTTAGGTAAAGTTCCACCAATTCCAACGCCTAAAAAAGATACACGCAAAGTTAATCCTGAGGTGGCTTTGATCCATACAACAGATTGGCAAGGCGCAAAAGTTACTTCTAGTTACAACAGTGAAATTATGCGCAACCGCGTTATGCAATTTTCTGAAAAGGTTGTGCATCTAACTGAACTACAACGCCATCATCACCCTGTTAAAGAATGTGTAGTGATGTTTGGTGGAGACATGATTGAAGGATTGTTCAATTATCCTGCGCAGTTGTGGCAGATTGACGCTTCATTGTTTGGTCAGTTCACTACAGTCTCAAGGCTATGCGTGGACTTTGTACGGGAAATGCTAGCCAACTTTGAAAAGGTCACAGTCATTGCGGAGTGGGGCAACCATGGCCGTATAGGTGGCAAGCGCGCTGAAGTTCCTAAATCTGACAATGTGGACAGAATGGTTTATGAAATGAGCCGTCAGGTACTTGCTGGTGAAAAGCGTTTGGTTTGGGAAGATTGTCCAGAGGACATTCAAGAAGTTGAGATCGGTAACTACCGCGCTCTGCTTATGCACGGTGATGAACTAGGTCGCTCAGGGTTTGCTAGCCCTGCGGCATGGATCGCAGGTGCTAACCGCTGGAAAGCGGGAGCGCATGATTACGATTTCCATGACATTTTTCTAGGTCACTATCACCGCCATGCACAAGAGCCGATCCAAAAGCACTACAACATTTACTGGACTGGTTCAACTGAGTCAGATAATCGTTATGCCCGCGACTCTATGGCTGCTTCAGGCAAACCTAGTCAGCGCTTGCATTTTGTAGATCCAATTAGAGGCAGAACTACAGCCCAATACCAAGTTTGGCTTGATTGAAAACCTTGATTTACTTTGTCAAATCGTAAGTGACATTTACATTTTTGCGGTGTGTTGCAATTTTTTTACGCGTGACTCTATAAATAAATTACAAACTTAAAAACATCAAAATGTATAATTATCCTGCAACCTCAAATTGAGGAACAGGAAGGTAATTCAATGAGCAAGTGTTGTGAGATCGTGTATTTCAAACATGACATGGGTTGGGATTGTTATGACAAATCTGAGTGCCACAAATTTCAAGGCACATGGCTCCCTAGATGGTTTGACAATCCCATAGTGGAAGATGCGCCCACCAAAAAAGATGCCACGCAACAAATCAAAGACCTGCACATTTTGGGAATGTGTTTAGTTAAAAATTAGTCCTCATCATCATCTGAATAATCAGATGTAATCAGGCGCATGTCAGAAACATCAACGCCTGCTTCAACGGCTTTGTCCATTGCGTCTTTGAATGTTGTTAAACAACGCCCTGTTAGATCGCTCACCATGTCGGGATAAGTTGCTTCTGTTCCCAGTTCAACCATTAAACCGCCTAAGCGGATTGAGATTTGTGAATAAGCCATGATTTCCCCCTGGGTATAAGTATGCCACCACCGCCGCGCCACGCCGATAAATTACGGGGTGCTTGTGTTTGTCAGGGGCATGGTGTTCAATCTCCTTTACACGGGCTAGTTAGCCCCAAACAGGAAGGCTACAAATGGCAGGTAACTACAATCCAAATGCTTATGAAACCGTGGCGGAAAGATTACAACGCGCTCACGGAGATCATGAAGACTTACGCATAATCAATCGCATAGTTGAAATCGTGCGAGATGAACAAAACCGCCCACTGCAATACATTGTTGAGTCATCAGTTTTTTATGGTGAGACTTTAGTTGCGGTTGATGTTGCTGAAGAACTGGTTGGTTCTTCATTTATCAACAAATCCAATGCTCTTGAAAATGCATCAACGAGCGCAACAGGCAGAAGTTTGAGCCTGGCTGGTTACATGGGTACAGATCCGAATACAAAGAAGCCAGTGCGCCCAACTCAGCAAGACATGGAAAAATCAAGCAGAGTTGAAACGGCAATAAAAAATACACCACAAGCCAAAACACCTGAACCAAAACGCATTTACACACAACAAGAGAAAGAAAAAGCAGTTGAGGTTTACACCAAAATTGAAACTGAAACTGATTTTGACAAGTTAAAAGAAGCATGGACTACGAACGCAGATGTATTAGATGTTGTAATTGATGGCATTACTTTGCGTGATCACATTTTGAACCGTAGGGCGGCACTCAATGGATAACAGCGTCATCATTGCAAAAAACGCTCAGCGCACATCAATTGCCGCGGCAGAAAAAGTTTTACCTAGAACTGGATCATTGAAGCGCAGAGTGTATGAATACATTTTGAGCCAGGGCATGCGCGGCGCTACCGATCAAGAGATAGAGAAAACATTACAGATTGAAGGCAACACAGTGCGCCCATCAAGAGTTGGCCTCATTAAAGACGGCTACATTATTGACTCAGGAACAACCCGTAAAAACCACCACAACAATGACTGCATAGTTTGGCGCGCAGTAGAACAAGGAATGATGCTATGAGTAACAAAGATAAGAAGTTTCAACCTGATGCTGGTTTTGTAGTTGCAGTGCATCAAAACATTTTAGGTATCAGAGCAGTTGCATCAGCGCTTGATGTGTTTCCTGAAGCGCTTGCAGAGGCTATGGCAACAATGGGATTTCAATTTATCCCTGATCCTTTTAACCTTTCATCTGATGCAGGCAAGGTGATTGCATTACAAAACAAAAAAGAAAATGCAAACATGAGCCTGGTACAAGATCCTGTACAAGAGGAAACAAACAATGAGTGAGCAAGATAAAGCATTTTGGATTTGGTGGGAAAAAATTGAAATGCAGAGAGATAAAATCAGTTTGCGCATGGCATTTGATGCAGGTTATGAAGCAAATGAGGCGGTGAATAATGTCTGAAATCATTACTCCCGCAATGGTGGAGCAAAAATTACGCGGGCTTTCTAAAGAAGTTGATGAAGCGCACAAAGTTTTAATTGAAATTGAAACTATCTATCACAGCGTTAAAGCGGATTACGAAATTGCTATGGCTAAATCTCGTATGACCTATGCAATGCAATCATCACCAACTGGTAAAAATTACACAGTAGGTGAGCGTGAGGACATGGCGCTTATTCAGAATGAAGAACTGCACAAGGATCTTGCGATTGTGCAAGCGAAAGTTCTTGCTTCACGCGGCAATACAAACCGATTAAAAATGCAGGTGGACATTGCCCGTTCAGTTGGAACATCAGTGCGCACAAGTATGGATCTCACATGATTACACTGGCAGTTTTTCTACTGGGTGTATTGATTGGTTATTGGCTTTACCCGTTGCGTATGGCGTGGAAGTTATACAAAATTAGCCAACAATTAAAAAAGTTAGAAATTGATCACATGAAGATGATGGAAGATTTACACGGCTCGCAATGGAATGAGGATAATTTGTGATTGATCTACAAAACATGGTGATTAAAACCCTGGTTGCTAATGACAATGCCAGGGCTAGATCACAACAAACAGCCATTGGGCCATCTGCAATTGGTGGGTGTCACCGCAGACTTTGGCATGACATAGCCCAAACAGCGCCAACAAATGTTGGTGACAAGTTAGGCGCAATCCTGGGTACTTTTATTCACACAGGCATTGAAGATGCAATCCGCCGTGAGGATCCGTTTGGCGTTCAGTATGAATTAGAAATTGCTGTAGAAGCCAATGGAGTGCCTGGCCATGTGGACGCATACGACAAGATCAACCACACCGTCATTGACTGGAAAACCATCAAGAAAGGCAGTGGCCGTTACTTTGGTGGCAATAACAGGCAACAGGTTTGGCAGATACATTTGTACGGTTATTTGCTTATACAAAATGGTTACACGGTCAAAGATGTAGCGCTTGTAGGAATTCCGCGTGATGGAAAGATGACAGACATTTTGGTTTATAGCGCGCCGTATGATGAACAAATTGCATTACAAGCCTTAGCGCATTTAGAAAAAACCAGGGAAATGGTTGCTCAGCAACTTAAACCTTCTCCTGAAAAACCCCTGGCTTTTTGCGCCGACTTCTGCCCTTACTATGATCCGACAGGAGAAGAAGGTTGCCCAAGTATTCAGAAATAGATTGGGAGAAGGCAGAATGTAAGCGTTTAGAAATTCACACAGATCTCTTTTATGACATAGAAGAAGAAAGATCTGTAAACGCTTACGATCACATCAACGCGGTGCGATCTATTTGCGTCTCTTGCCCTATTTGGAAAGATTGTTTAACCTACGCATTTCAAAATGAAAATTACGGTATGTGGGGCGGCATGACTTCTCAAGAAAGAGCAAGCATTGATGAACCCTTGAAGTATCCCAATCAACGCATCAGAGGACTAAAAGCAATGAGTGAGATGGGAATTTCACTTGAGCAAATCAAAGAATGTAAGAGGAAGGCAAAATGACCTGGATCAAATTAGATGACACCTTGCCAAACAACCCTAAAATCCTGCCGTTAAGTGACAAGGCATTTAGGCTTTACATTGAAGGATTGTGTTATGCCAACCAATACCTCACTGATGGTTTTCTTGCGCAGGCTGTAATCAATCGTTTAGACAATGGCAACGCTTATCAAGAACTTGTTGATGCAGGGCTATGGATTACGGTAGAAGCAGGCGCGCAGATCCATGACTATTGCGAGCATCAGACAAGCCGCAAAACAGTTGAGGAAAAGCGTGAGCAGGTGCGCAATCGTGTAACGCGTTACAGGGAAAAAAGTAACGCTGATGTAACGCCCTCAGAAACAGAAACAGAAACAGAAACAGAAACAGAAACAGATAAAAGAAAGAAAGATTTATTTAATCAATTTTGGGCTATCTATCCTTTGAAGATTGGAAAAGAAAAAGCCCGTAAATCTTTCAACACACGGATCAAAGAGACTGATCCTGAAGTAATCATTAGAGGCGCTCAAAGGTACTTATCAGACCCTAATAGGACTAAGACCTTCACCGCATACCCTGCAACCTGGTTAAACGGTCACAGGTGGCTTGATGAGGCTCTACCGCCATTAGATGCTTCTGCGGAAATTCAACAGAAAAAATTACAGGAAGCAAGAAGCAAGACAGACAAAGAGCGAGAGGAAGCCGCGGAATGGTTCAGACAGCAAGAAGAACAAAGATTACGCGCCGTTCCACCACCCGCAGAATTACGCAATCTTTTCAAAAAGAGTCAGACAAAATAACTCAAACATTATCTGTAACTGTTACACTTGATGTAACCATTACAGGAGGAACTATGACTAAGCAATTAGTTGATCCCGCACTTGTGCAACCAGGAGATCATGTATTAGTTAATAATCATGATTTAATGGTGAAGTACATTCAAGGCCCTGATCATGCAGGCACTTATGATTTTCATGGTGTTAATGAATTAGGCAAAGAACAAATTGCAATAGCGCAGGATCTCATTACACTCATTAGGTGATTACTTTTCAGGTAGATGGCCAACCAGTTCCGCAAGGATCTATGAAGGTCATCAACGGGCATGTCATTCATGCCAAAGGCTCAGAACTGGCCGCGTGGCGTTCTGCCATTGCTTTGCGGGCTAGAGAGGCAGGGGCAAAACCCCACCTTGAGCCAGTGGAAATAGACATGATTTTTACAATGGCCCGCCCAAAAACCGTGAACCGCCCTGAGCCGTCAGTAGCCCCTGACCTAGATAAACTGGTCAGAGCCGTCCTAGACGGCCTTACAGCCATTGCCTACCGTGATGATGGGCAGGTTGTACGCCTGACCGCGGCAAAGCAGTACGGGATTAACCCTGGGCTTTGGGTTCAAATGTGGGCCAAAATGCCTGCTTAGGGTGTGACCAGTCACACAAAAACAATGACCAAATGTTTGTCACTTTTTTTGCCAAATGTGTGCCAGTGGGTGTAATCTTTCTTTTGTAAGGGGGAAACGCCCCCAAAGAAAGAAGGCAAAAAATGGCTACAGCAACATTCACAACAGAAGAAGTAATTGCATCATTTGCACAAACAAATGGCGCTAAGAAAATTTACCAGGCAACATTCCAACCAAAATCAATTCCATCTGAAGTACACAATCAGTTTGTTTTAGATGTAACTGAAAAGTATGACCGCTTCACAAAAGAATACGCAGATAGCGAATACACACCACGCCGCATTGAGTTCCGTGAAGAAAACATTGCAGAGAAAGTTAAGAATGAGGAATGGCACTGGCTTTACGAACGCCAAACAAAGTCTAATTTCACAGCCAACAGCAAGAGCGAAGCAGAAAAGATTGCTCGCCTACGCGCTAAGCAGATCAACAAGACTCTTGTTTATGTTTATGTGGCGGCTAAATAAGTCGCAAAATGTGTTTGACAATCTTCCCCACAAAGTTTTAGAATTATCTCACTAGGGCAAAAGCCCCCAACAGAAAGAAGGCAAGCAAATGGATCAACTAACGCAGTTAGCAATCGGAAGCCGAGTAACAATTAACGGCAAAGCAATGTGGAATGTTGAAGGTTTTATGACTAATGGTGATGTAAGTATTTATCGTTATGTAGATACTAAAAATTCACGCCGTATGATTTCACGCCGTATCTCTCCACTAAAGTTGAAGAAGTGGGGGAACTAATGGCACTAACAACTAAAGATCTACAAATTATCAATCAAGCGCTTGCGCAGTATGAAGCCACGCTTGAAGATGGTTATGATGAAGAAATGGGCAAACCAAATAACCCTGCTTATGATTACCACAAAAAACAATTTGGTAATCCTGTAAAAACAGTAGAAGCAACACGCATACGCGTGTGGAATGAAATTAACAAGCGCGAAAGGACATGTGTGTGAAGTTTAAAGTAGAAATAACGGTGGAGTTCAATGAGTTTGTAATTCCACCAAACAAAAGCCAATCAATGAACAATGCAATACAACGCGAACAAGTTTGGTTTGCAATACAAGATAAGTTGGCTGGCATGAACCCACAGATCCACAATGTCTATAAGCAACGATCCTAGATGTGTTTGGTGCGGTACTTATGGTTCACCTGCAAATTATGTAATTGTGTATGAAGCAGTAGAAGGTAATGCACTTAGCGAGTGCGAGTGGTGCGGCACACAAGAATGGTTTAGAAGGAGGGCAAGTAATGGCAAAGACTAGATTGACACGCAGAGGCAAGATTGTATTAGGAATTGTTATAGCCGTAATTGTTTACTGGCTGTATGACATAACAACGCCTGATCAATGCAAGGTAGCAATTGAGAACATGTCAGAGTGGTGCAAAGATTTGAGATACCCATGACACCTGAAGAAGTAATTAACAATCATTTAATCCCGATTGAAAACGCTTTAACAGAGTGGATTGAAAGCCCGTATGTGGCAAAGATGTTGGCTCAACCCGATAGCCGTGAGCGTTATGCGGGGTTTTTGGAAGGCATCAGATTGAGCAGGGCTAATGTAATTCAAGCGCGAATTAACCTAACACCACAGGAGGAAGAAGAATGATGCTAATTGCGGGTGTAATTATTGCTACCATTTTAGGCGTTGTAATTGAAGAAATTTGCTTTAGAATAGAGCAGTCCTAAAAATAACCTGAAAGGGGTAAAGAAATGGACAGTTTAGTAAAGCGTTGTAATTGCGGCAGTTGGGTTTACGGTAACGCCGCCTGCGAAGTCTGTAGAAAGTTGGCGAACGGCTAAAGCCTGAAGCGTCTAACGCAAATCCTTTTAAGCGCCGCATTAGCGGTAGGAATTGTGTTTGCTTCACCCGCAACTGCTCAAGCACCAAAACTACAGTTGCACCAGTTACCGCCTAAAGTTATGGCGCTAACTATGGTGAAGAAGGATTATCTTGATCATAAAAAGCAGTTTGCCTGCCTGGATCAGTTGATAACCAAAGAGAGCGGCTGGCGCATCAATGCGCTTAATCGGTCATCAGGGGCGTTTGGGCTGTTTCAGTTCATGCCTAGCACTTGGGGCAACTACAAGTTCCCCTACAAGCCAAAAGATGCCTACACGCAGATGCGGGCTGGACTACGCTATGTGCAGAAGCGTTACGGATCGCCATGCGGGGCATGGAACTTTTGGAAAAAACAAGCAGGTAAAGATTTGAGAGGTGGTTGGTATTGAGTACAGCATCACCTTTTGGCCTGCCTTTGCGCGTTGATCTTCCTACGGTAGATCCTACTGAATGGGAAGATGACGAAGAAGATGGCGATTGATAAGAAAGTTGTAGCAACCGTAATCAACAGGGCTAATGGCTATTGTGAAGTCTGCGGTGGCCCTGGCATGCCTGAAAACATGGCTTTGCATCACCGCAAACTTAAATCAAGAGGCGGCAAAGATACGGTTTCAAACCTTATTTTGATCCATCACGGTTGCCATAATCTAAAAACCGATAGTATTCACCTCAAGCCTGCAAGCGCAGAACAAAAAGGTTGGATTGTGCCTTCTTACAGAGAGCCACACGAATTTCCTTTTGTGAAGCCTGATGGTTCAATTGTATTACTACAAGATGACGGCACTGAAGCCGTAATGATGGAAGGTGACTGATGCACATAAGCGTTAAAGGTAATTTAGGCAGTGACCCTGACCTAAAATTTTCAAAGAACAACACAGCGTATTGTAATTTTTCATTGGCATACACCCCGCGAAAGCAAATAAACGGTGAATGGAAAGATGGAGAAGTTACATGGTTTAGAGTAATTGCGTTTGGAACAAAGGCTGAAGCAATTGCAGATACATTTAGAAAAGGTGACAGTGTTCTAGTTGTTGGCGATTTAGAACAGAAAACTTACACCGACAAAGAAGGCAATGAAAAAACATCAATGGAGATTGCGGCAAAAGAGGTAGGTTTAGTACCTAGACTTGGTAAACCAAAGACTCAACAATTTGCAAAGCAGGAGGC